GCCGTCAATGTCTAGTCTCTTACCCTCGTCGTCGTACACAAGTGCTGCGTAACGCTTTTTAGTAATATATAAGCCAGTTGTAGCAACAATCTCACGACCCGCTGCAATAACGTCTGCGCGCGATTTTGGGCAATGAAACGCCCCGCCCATAAACTTAGGAAACGTTGTATTAACTTGCTCAGACACTTGGTCATACAATTTAATAACGTTCTCTTTTGTCCACGGAATCTTGCCAGCCTCAATATCTTCTTTAAGCGTAGGGTATGCAGAAAAATACACCGAGTCAGTATCACCGTATATAACAGCGTCCCCAACGTGATCATACTCTCCTGTAATAACTTCGTTAACCTGCGCACTCATATGCTTAACAATCTGTCTGCCTGTAAGTGTAGTAGACTGTCCAAGACGCTTATCAAAAAAGCGACATCCTGGGTTAAGAAGCGCACCGTATAGACTATTTAGGTTAATCTTCTTAACCAACTGCCGTTTGTCCCAGAAAACAAATTCTGTAGCATTCTCTGCTGCTTTAGCTTTTCTAGACTTAGCTTGTAAGTCTTTACGTTCACTGTACCAGCGTTTTAACAGTCCCGGAATAACAGCTTCAAATTCGTGTGTAAAGATTGTGCCATTAGCAGAAAGCATCCACGGATTATGACTATCAAAAATTAAGTCGTGTACTTGTGCAGCACTAAGCGTATCAGTATTTCCGTTTTCCCAATCAAGTGTAATAGTAATATCTTTGCGCTTTTCCATTACCCAGTCGTACTCCATAGTACCAAACTTGCCTTCCCATGCTGCTGCAAACGTCTTTTTCTTTAGTGTCATTTGCTCATGCACAAACGCATCAGTTGCAATAGGGCGTAATTGGCCTATAATAGATTCTGGTGCCATATTAAGCGCACGAATAACCGCAGGGTATAGTGAGTTCAAATCCATTGAGCCTACCCACTTATGTACACCCTTTTTAGGAAATGCAACATATGCGCCTGCTACTCCTGTGTTACCATCATTTTGCGGACGATTAGGAACCTGTAATCCTCTATAATGCGCTTCGTTAATAATAGCTTGGTCAGTAACCGCAACCGCACCCATTGTGGTTTGTAACAATACAGTGTTAGAGTGTGCTAGTTCGTTAGATAAGTCAATAAATTTTAGCTTCTTATCTAGCTTGTCTAACAGTGCAGTATCCTGTCTATTGTATTCAATAAACTTTTTAAAGTCATTGTTATAAAGCTGATCAAGCGTGCCTTCGTAAACAGTCTTGTTCTCACCAATCTCAATCTCGCCAATAGCATCTAAGCGATACGAATGTCGTTCTTCATAGTTGTACTTTTGATAAAGTGCCAAGCTATCCAAATGCACACGCCCAACAAGATCATACGTTACCGCAGCCTTGCCAAACTTTTCATATTCACGTTTCTTAGGAAGCTGTCCCCACAAGCAAAAACGACGAGTGTCATCCTTACTTAATATTCGCGTTACGCGATTAACAGTGTACGGAATATCATAACCTTCACTGTTCCAACCTGTTAATATATCTGCATCAGCAATAATGTCAAGAAACGCATCAAGCATTTCACCTTCGTCTGTGTACAAGTATGTGTTTGGAAAGTCTTTAACTAGTTCTGTAGCTTCTTCTATGCTTAACCCTTTAGGAGGTAATGCAAATGTAACCAGCGTTGAGTCTAGCCAAGATAAGCAGACAGTGATAGCAGTAATAGGCATAAACGGATCATCCGTTGGTGCGAATCCACGCTCTGGATCAAAGTCTGTTTCAATATCAAAGAACGCAATGTTTAAGCTTGGCGCATCAACATTAAGATAGTTTTCGCTTAGATGTTGAAAGATTGGGTTAATATCTGATTCAAAAAGTCCTTTGCTTTTATTAATAGCAACTTCTTTTCTAAATTCTTTTGTGTTCTTACATACAATTCTTGATAAAGGATCACCGTAAACAGACTTATGTTTGCCTTTTGGGTCTTTATGATAGAATGTGTATTTTACTGGAGCTTCAAGATAAACACGCTTTCCGTCGCGTCTCTCTACTATTTTAAGAATGTCGGCATTTCTGTCGAACATGGCATCAATATACAAATTGTTTCTCCTTGCTGTTTAATGGCCAGCGTTGCCGTGTACTTGCCTTAAGTGGCGAACTGTGTTTTATTTACTGAAGAGAAAGGGCCAAACTGTTACATCTGGCCCTTTGTGTTGCGTGTTACTTGTCGTTGCCTGTGATAACAATGATGCTTTCTAAGTCATCAAAGTCTGCGTAATGCTTATCCCAGTCTTGTTTGTATGCGACTTTAATCGCTTTATTGATAATTGCTGGTTTAACTTCAAGCTCTTCAGCAACAGCTTTAACCGTTTCTTTTAAGCCCTCGTTTAAATCTGCAATCTCTTGTAGTACTGTCGAGCCTTCTTTAATAAGACGCTCTAGTTTTTTCTTTTCTTCTGCACCGTATGCACGTGACATTTTGTTTTCCTTTGTAATGTGTGTTTACTTAACAAAGGCACCTATTCGTCCGTGTAGATCAGGATAAGATCTGTAGCTGTAACCTGCAGGCGGAGTAATGTCATTTCCCTCCCATACAGGAATGAAATGTGTTTCGCCGCTTTCAAAATCTACATTAGGACGTAAGTGCGCTTCAATAAGTTTACCGTTAATAAATTCGCAATTAATACACACGTACTTATTCGCTAGATCTGCAAGTATACTAGGAAGTGGCACAATATCGTCTACAACAATCCATTCGTTCCATTGTGTAAATGTAGTTTCTGCTTTGTGTCCTTCTACAGTAAGCGTTTGTTTTCCGTGCAGAAAGTCAACACTGAGATGTCTACCTTCAAAAAACTCGCACCAAAAGAACCCTAGCGGCAAATGATCAGTTGTATCTTCTAGCCATAGTTTTTCTGTACCAAGTCCTAAACCTAATGCGTTGACGCAAGGACGCACGATGTAGTAATCCGGTTTAGGAACATTAATTCCTACCGGGCCACATCGATATCCGAGTTTTTTTGAAAGTATAAGTTTGTCGAGGACCCACATATCGTTTGGATCAATGGTGGTCCAAACAGCCTCTTCTGGGTGCATTAGTCTACGTCTTTAATCTTGCCACGTGCATCGTGCTTGTCACTCTTTTTATTTTTCATGACAGTAGTCGGAGGTGGCATTTTACCACGCGGCTTTGCGTATGCTTTTGAGTCTTTTGCTTTGTCGCCCGTTAAGCCTTTTCCTTTAAGGTACTTAGTATTCATCTTAGCTTCTAGTGTTGCTTTGTAGTTGTCGCTACTACCACTGCGTACACGTTGGATAGCTGCTTCTAATACTTCTAGCTCCATACCAGCTTCTGCTTTCTTGGCATCTAAGTGATGGTAAACTGCATCAATATAGTCAGCTGCTTTAGTTAGCTTTGCTTGCACCCAAGATTCTAAATCAGTATCTGGGTCCATACCTTGCATCATTTCGTGTAGCTGTATAGAGTGCTTTGCAATTTTATAAAGCTGTGCTCTTGCCATTTGTACTTCGTGATCTTTTTCGACTACGTGAGCTAAGTCGCCTAGTCCTTCGTTTGTGTATCTTGCCATCGTGCTCTCCGGTGTCAGCTTTACATTTGAACTTCTTTTTGTAGCATTATTAAACCCTCTAATGCCTGCTTTTTTATTAAGTTTCTTACCGTCTTCGTCGGCCCAGAAGCCTTTCTCGTTGTGGTAAGACCATTTAACGCCTTTATTGTCAGTATAATAATGGCTCGTCTTATCTTTGGCATCGTCGCCAGTCCATGCTTGCTTAACAAGGTTGCCAACTTTATCCGGTCCGAACTTGCCGCCTTTATTAACGGATCTAACCCCTGATTGGAAACTTTTTGCTAAGTGATTCCACGCGCCTGCTTCTTTAACAACTCTCATATCGTATTTATCGCTTTACAGCGGCTCCACCCATAATATTATCGTTACTGTCAAGAGCGTTCTTCACTGTACCGTTTTTATTCTTTTTCTTTTTAGCTGTAGCGCCTGGATTAGCAACTGATGCTATAGCGCCAGCGCTTGATCCGCCAGCTGATGCTGTTTCCATTATTTCCCAAATTTTCATTTTTCTACCTTTTTAAGTTTGTCGTAATCTCATTGTATTGGAAACACCTTGTTTGGTGTAGTATAATCTTTCTTTTTCATAATTGTTTTAGCACGAAGCTCAAGCACTTCATTTTCTTTGTCCCAGTAAAGAATAAAAGGAACATTAACATCTGTTTTAAGGTCTTTCATTACACCTTCTGCATCTGGTCCCATTTGTGCAATAGGCTTAGCGTGTTTCTCTGCTACTTCTCTAAATATTCGTATAACCTGTGCAAGCGATACTGCTGGTGCATCGGTTCTGCTTAACCGCTCAATAAAATGCTCACCAAACTTTACGCTTATGCCAACTCTTGCAAATACGCTATCAGCAAACGATCTGACTTTATCTAGGTCAACCATAGTGACTTGTTCGTATATAACATCGCGCCACTTCATCGCTTAGTCCTTCCTCTAAACCCTGCCTGCGTACTGCCCACGCCATTCTTGCCAAACCAAAGATCAAACCATTTAGGGTCACCAGGTTTAACCTTTAGCTCGCGCTCTTGCTGTTTTAATGCAGTAGCAGTCGCACTAAAGTTTTCAATAACTTCGCCGTGGTTACGAGGAGTACGATAATCGTATACTCCTGCAAGCCGTTTTAGATTTTCAATATCGTCTGACATTACTTATAGTTACGTAGGTTACGTTCCATTTTAGTGTATATACTTTCGCCCATACTGTGGTCGTTGCTATCAATGCTGCTACTACGTGCAGCCGGCTCAGTTTTAACGACAACCGGACCTTCTTTTTCAATAGCTGACTTTGCGTATTCCATCATTTTAAGAATAGTTTCTTCTTTAACTCCGGTCACTTTTTCAAGTTCTGCAATACTGTTTGATCCACCTGGCGCACCAAACTTTACAAGATTATTACCAACCTTTGACATCATTGCACTAACGTTATCGTCGCTGTGCT